AATGTTTTTTGTACTTGGAATCCTTTAGATAATTTTTATCAAGAAAGTACATTTGCACATGGAAATACACAAGTAAGAGGTAAATCTCCTGGAATTCAATATGGTTATGAAACTTTTAATACAGGAACTTTAGGTATGACTTCTGGTAAATATTACTGGGAAATTAAATTTTCTGCTAATGATAGTGGTGCTACCGAAATAGGAATTGTAGATAATGTAACTACTTCTTCATCTCAACAATTACAACAAAGAACTTATGGTTGGTCATATAGTAAAGATGGTACTGTAAAAAATAATAGTTCATCTGTTGGTGGTACTTGGGGAACTTACACAACAGGGGATATAATTGGAGTTGCTTTAAATCTAGATGATGAGCAAGATGGATTAAATAAATTATATTTTAGTAAAAATGGTGTTTGGCAAAATGGTTCTGACCCATCAAATGCAAGTTCAGTAACAGGAGTAGTAGGAGTTACAAAACCAGAAAATAATTCAAGTGGATTTTATTTTCCTGCTGGTGGAGATGAAAATGCAGGTAATTCTACTTTACAAGCAAACTTCGGCAATGGCTACTTCGGAACAACAGCAGTATCTAGTGCAGGAACTAACGCAAGTGGAATAGGAATATTTGAATATGATGTACCAACAGGCTATACTGCCTTATCAACAAAAGGATTAAATTTATAATGGCATACACAACAATTAATAAATCTTCGGAGCATTTTAATACTAAAATTTGGACAGGAACAGGTTCATCTGGTCATGCAATTACAGGAGTAGGATTTCAAACTGATTTGCTATGGGTTAAAGCAAGAACTAATACTTCTTACCATCATTTATTTGATGCTGTTAGAGGAGTAGATAAAGCTATATATTCAAATGCTACAGATGCAGAAGCAACAGGTAGTAATGACATCACTTCTTTTGATAGTGATGGTTTTACTTTAGGAAGTGCTAGTGGTGCAACAAATTCAAGTTCAAATAATTTTGTTGGTTGGAACTGGAAAGCAGGAACAACTGGTTCTGGTACAACTACTGGCTCTGGAACTGGTAAAGCATATTCTTATTCTGTATCAACAACTGCTGGTTTTTCTATTGTTAAATATGTTGGAAATGGTTCAGCAGGTCATACTATTCCTCATCATTTAAGTGCAGTACCTAAAACGATTATTGTTAAAAAAATAAATGCTAGTGGTACTAATTGGGAAGTATATCATGCGTCTTTAGGAAATGATAAAGCTATTAGTTTAGATAGCACTGGTGCTGCTGGTAATAATTCAAATTGGAATAGCACTACACCAACATCTTCTGTATTTGCTATAGGAAGTGGTGGTGGAGTAAATGCGAATGATGATACTTACATAGCCTACTGCTTCGCAGAAAAACAAGGCTACTCAAAATTTGGAAGCTACACAGGGAATGGAAATAATGATGGAACATTTATTTATACAGGATTTAAACCTGCTTTTGTTATGATAAAAAGAACTAGTAATACTGATAATTGGTATATGAAAGATAATAAAAGAAGTGGTACAGCAGCTTTACAAAATTTTGGTCAAATGAACCCTAATCAAACACAACACCCATCAGCTAATAATTCTAATGCAGAAAATAAAGCATCAGCTTTTGCAACAGATATTTTAAGTAATGGTTTTAAATTAAGAGGAACTGATGCAGGTTTAAATCAATCTGGTGAATCATACATTTATATGTGTTTTGCAGAAGCACCCCTAGTTGGAACTAACAATGTACCATGTACGGCTAGATAAATGAAATTTGTTTTAGCTTATACTATCTGTTCGGCTATGACAGGAATGTGTAACACACCTACAATGTCACCCATGGAATTTTATACATGGAGTGATTGTAATAAAGCAGGAGCATTAGCAACTGTAGAAGTAATCAATTATAACTCTGAAAGATTTAACGAAGAAGAATTATATGTTACTTATTTTTGTAACAAGGTAGGTGATGGTGCGTAAAAAAAAAACTTTAAAACAAAACATAGAAGATAACAATTCTTTAAGAATATCTTACCACGAAAAAGTTTGCGCAGAAAGAATGAAAACTTTATTTAAAGCTATTGATGAAATGCGTACAGATATAAAAGAATTAAAAAGTGATGTTAATAAAAGTAAGGGTGGTTTTAGAGTTCTGCTGCTAATTGGTGGTGCGATAGCTTCCTTGCTAGGCTACATCAAATATAATGGCTAGAAGAAAAAAAGCTATAGTTGGCTTAACTACAGAACTTACTGCTCAACTTCGTCTTGCAAAAGATCCTAATATACTAGTGTTTACACCCCTGGGTGGTCTTGGACCAATAGACATTGTTACTTTAAATATGACTACAGGTGAGTATAATGCTTATGATGTTAAGGCTAAAAATTATAGAAAGGTTGACAGTTATACTGCGCCAGATGGATATAAAAGAAATCTTAAAGGATCCTTTATATCTAGAGGAGCAACTAAAGAACAAAAGAAATTAAAAGTAAAAATAATATATGAATAGGAGAAACAATGCCATTTGAAATGATAACAATGCTAGGTTCTACTGTACTCGGTGGAGTAATGAGTATCTGGTCACAAAGTATAAAAGCAAAAAGGGAAGAACAAAAGATGCTTATACAAAGAGCTGAAGTTCAACAAAAAGGTTTTAAAGAAGCAAGAGAATATGACAACAAAGGTTTCCAATGGACCAGAAGAATTATAGCATTAACTGCTGTCTTTGCGATAGTCTTGCTGCCAAAATTAATGCCAATAATATCACCAGACACTAGTGTTATTGTAGGTTATCTAGAGTTCAAACCTTCATTCTTTTTTATACCAGAAAAAGAAGTTATGAAATGGATAACATTATCGTCTAACAGTTTTGTAATCACACCATTAGATACTAATTTAGTTTCTGCAATAATTGGATTGTATTTTGGTGGATCTTTAGTAAAGAAATAATATGAGTAACGAAGCACCAACAATGTTTGTATCGCAGTATAGTAGAAAGAAACCTACTTTACTTGCGCAGCAAACAGGTAAGAAGAAAAAGAAAAAAAAATATAAGAAGAAAAGATAATGGCAAAACAAAAGTTTACACATTTTATACCTAGAGATAAACCAAAGAAGCGTGGACCAGGAGCGCATAAGAAGTCTAAAAATAAAAATGAAAAAAGACAACAGAAACTTACAAGATACAAAGGTCAAGGAAGATGATCGATAAATTCTTATTAAAATTTTTTGGTGGTTTGGATCATTTATTTTCATGGCTTGAGACTTATTCTATAAAGTTTACTACATGGTTATGGCATTCAAGAGTTAATCTATTAAATAAAAAAAGAAAAAGAAAATGAGAGACACTAAAGTATTAGAATCTTTTAAAAAGAAAATAGAAAAAAATTTAAAAGAGATGGATCTATTTAAGTTGTTAAAGAAAGAAGTAAATCATGGTGCTAATGGTACTAAAGATTATGTAATTAAAAAGGGAGTGAATAAAGGTAAAGTTGCTAAATGACAAGAAAGACCAACACAGCTTTGATTGCTTTGCTTGGTACAATCCTTATGGGTTTAGCTACTTGGACTTTAGTCACACTTATAGAACTTCAATTAATAGTAGCAATGATTCAATCTGATTTAATGAGTATTGATAAACAGTTTGGAAGAGTTTACAATTTTATAGATTCTGTTAGAGATAAGTAATGGCAATAAGAAAGACTACTAAAGGTAAGAACGCAAACTACAGACCAACAAAGTCTGGAGCTGGCATGACGGCTAAAGGTGTAAGAGCATATCGAAGAGCCAATCCTGGTAGTAAATTAAAAACTGCAGTAACAGGTAAAGTTAAACCTGGATCAAAGGCAGCTAAAAGAAGAAAATCATATTGCGCAAGATCTCTTGGTCAACTTAAAAGATCTTCTGCTAAAACAAGGAACGATCCTAACTCTAGAATAAGACAAGCTAGAAGAAGATGGAAGTGTTAGTTTGAAAAAAACCTGGAAGAAACCAAAAGTTCAATCATTAGTTTGTGGTCATTGCAAAGAGTGTGACAAACAATTAATGAGTGATGAAGGTGGTTGGATAGTAACCCATAAGAAAGAATATTTTTGTCATGATGGTAAAGAAGGTTCTTGCTTTGACAACTACTGTGAGTTAAAAGTTAAACAACATAAGGAGCAACATGAAAAAAGGTTATCACAAAACAGCTACTGGTAAGATCGCAAAGAAGGGTCTTTACTATAACATCAATAAGAAAAAAAAAGCTGGCACTTCAAATTCTAAAAAGAAGTCTACAATTTCTGCGAAGGCTTACAAGAATATGAAGTCTGGATTTAAAAAGTAATTTTTCTTAACTCTTCATACTCTTCCCAAATAGTATTACCAGGGTTCCAGTATCTTCTCTTCTCCTGTTTATTACGGAGAGAGTTAATTACTGTTGTATGATCTTGATTAAATACTCTACTCATTGAAGAGATACTTACATTGTATTGTTCGTGTAAAAGATTATAGACAATGCTTCTTGCTCGAACTACATCTGAAGTTCTACCTTTACTGAATACATCGTTCTTGCTAACAGTATATCTTTCACACACTTTATCTACAAGTTTAGAAACAACTTCTATGTTTGCGTTTTTATATTTGATACCAATCTTATTTTTATTATTGCTATCTAATATTGGTTGTCTTTGCATTAGTTCTGCTGCGTACAGAAATCCTTCCGAGAACCCTACCTCATATAATCTTTCTTCCTGGTTCGTAAGAAGGTAAAATGCTTTCTTAACCTTGTAGATAAAATGATTCTGATTTAAGTTTTTAATGTGTGTATTATAGTGTTGACTTATATTTATGGTCATAGATCCCCTACAGTTTGTGTTCGTTTTTTTCAACTATAAGTTATTATCTATTTAAAAGATAACAACTGTTCTTTTGTCTGCTCTATTTGCCAAAGTAATTTATAAGAATCTTGTTGATACTTATTTACTTTTAGCTTCGCTTCCAGGTACTTCTCGTGTTTCTTCGCTTGAAGATCCTTTAGCTTCTGCAGACGCATCTTGATGTTTTCCATCATGCTCCTTTGCTACTGTTGTAAAATCGTACTTTAAGTTATCGATTTTTACTTCTACAAACTCTCCTCTATTCGAGTTGTTTGCAGCCTTCTCTACATCATCAAAGAGTTCAATCATTTGAAAATGACACTCTCCATTGATAATTCTTTTAAATTTTGTCATACTTTTGTACCTTTTTCAACTTTTTTTTCGATCAAAAAATCTATATACTGTTTAGCTTTTTTAAGATCTTCAACACCATTTTTTAAATTATATCTTAAAACATACTTAATTATATTACCTGTACAAAAATCTAAATTATTAGAAATAATAAAATCAATAGGCTCAATCTTGTATTGAGTATAATGTTTTGGTTCTTTAATATTATCTGTCATAAGTTTTTAAGCAAGGTGAGGAAAACGGAAAGGGAAAAAAACCCCACCCTGCTTGATACCCTTTAGCTAAAGTTAAAAGGTATATTCGTTATTACCACCATCATCTGCTTTTGCAAAGCTATTATTAGTAGACTTACCTGCTCCACTTGGTGTTAAAATTATAGTCAACTCTCCTGCTTTTACTTTGCCGTCTTGATCTTTAGACGGAAAGGCAGCCTGGTTATACCATTTACCATTAATGTTTACTCCAATGGTCCAGTTCTTATCTGGATGCTTCATATTTTTTGGACCAACATATATAGGAAGTTTATCTTCTGGTGACTTCCAATCTGGGTTCTTGGTTAGGTTAATGTATATCTTGTCGGATTTATTATCCATGTTTACTCCTTGGTTATATCAATCTTATGATTGATTATTGTTTAGTTTTACCTCATGATCACGAGTATGTTTCATAACTTGCTCGAATGCTTTAAGGTTATTTTTTTTAAGATACATAACTTGATCTCTAACCAAATCTTTAACTGCAGATAATTGTCTTGCAGTTGTTGTGTCAGAAATATCTTTTATTATATCTTCTACATTTACCTCATCATCAAGGTAGGTAGGTTCTTCTACAGATTGCTCTGGAGAATTTTCTTCAAATGGTTTTGCGTTATAACCATCTTCTAAATCCATTCCTGTTTTTAAATTCAACGCATTTAGGAACGCATACTTTCTACTGTATGACATTGCTTGACCTGTTCCATATTTATCTAGACCACCCATCGCAGTACATCCATCAACTATAATAAAATTTTTTGGATCATCTATGTCAGTTATCTTCATGGTACAGGTTACAATTACACATTTAGGTGTAATGTCTGTAACATAATTACAAGTTGCATATAATCTATTTTCTAATAGAGCTGCCATTGCAACTCTTTGCACATCATCATGTAATAAAGGATTAAAAGGCATACCTTTTACCTTGCTTGCTTTCTTTACACCACTCGCATGATTACAGGC